TTGATAATTAGTCAGCGGAGGAAGAACTAAATTGTTGTCGTTATTACATACTTAAACATTGTCCTTTGGTGGGACTTTAGTGGAGGGAAAGCGATGCTCTACACCATTTATCAAAACTCCCAAGCGTGATTCGGCCGGAGTTTTACAACAGATACAGAGTGTCTCGTTGGTTTTGCAAGGGATTGCTGTGGAAGGAAAAGATAGCAAAACGTCTAGCTCAAAGGGACGTGTTAAGAATTCTAAGAATTCGGAAGCAGTAAAAAAAAGCAAAGCGCCTAGCTCAAAGGGGCGCGGAGGGAGTTCTAGTAACTCCAAATGTATTAACCGAGAAGAAGTTAGATCTCTTTCTAAGTCATTTAAGGACAAAGAATTAAGGAGAAAAATGAAAGTCTTGACACTTGATGAAATACTAGACTCTAGTTTAGTTTGCTCTAAAGCTTTTAAGAAGAAGAGCAAGAAAAATAGTGTCGAGAAACAAATTCCGGACATCCCGGAAACCCCTCTCACTTTCTCAGAACAGCTCCAAGAAATCGATATTTCTTTGGATCCGGAGTATCTCAAGATGTTTGGCGGAGATATTTGCAACTCAGAAGACGAATTACCTATCAGAGATGATGAGGTTGAGCATGTTTATGAGGAGTTATATCCTACTAAAAAACCTGTTGAGATTGTTGAAACGGATTCCAAGCATTTTGAACTTGATGCTAAACCATCTGGTAAGTTTGAGAATCGTTCTGTGAAAGATAAGGAAGGTGTTGTAAAAGCCAAGAAAACCTTTCGTAAGGCGAAAAAACAACAACTTTATAAGGCTCAGGTTGCAAGGAAAAAAGATTTGCAGCGTGTAAGAGACAACGGACCTGAATTTAAGGATCCTTTTGAAATTACTAGCATAGATCAATTGTCCAAGAAGAAGATTCAACGTATGGACAAGCAACGAGAAGCCAGTGAGTTCAGAAAGATGGCTACCAGGAATAAAGCTCATAAGAAGGAAAAGAAGAAAGAACGACAGGCTATTAGGAAGCAAACTGCTGACAATATACATGTCGAATCTGATGTTCAAATTCTTGAACAGAAAGAAGACTTTATCTTCACTGATGAAATCCTGACTGTAGTTTCTGGGGGCGTCAGTAGTGAGATTGATTTTGAATCTACACGCACTGATTACTCGGCCCTGTTGAAGGAAGCCGCTTCTTTTAGTGAAGCTATGAAGAAACGGTTTTTTCCTTTACGCGATAACACATTTAGGAAAGTGTCTAGCGCAGGAGAGTTCTGCCAGAAGATTTATGATAAGCTCGAGCAGTATGGATATAGAATTTCTATGACCACACTAGGAGTGATGCAGAAAATTTTTGCTGAATTGCAGGAGAAATATAAAGAGTTTAAACTCAACTTCGAAGAATTATTAGAATCTCTCTTGAATTTTGTTAGGCCTATTTACGACATATTGAAGACGGTTGTTTTCGAATCCACATTTGATTGGAAAACCTATGTTTTTGATTTCGTACTTGTTTTGTGGGGTAGTATTCACATATCTGATCCACTTCTTATCACCACGTTAGTGTACGCTATTAGCTCGAAGTACCTCGGTACTGCTTATAGTTTAATATTTTCGTGTGTCACCGGTCTTATAAGATATGTTATAAATGGTTCGATGCGTGCTGAACGAGAGACCATACAAGTCGAAGGTTTATCAGATGTTGGCGACTTCTTAGATACTATGTTAAGTAGTGAGTTGTACGGCAGTATCAAAACCTTGTTCGTGTCTCTTTTCTCTTTCAAATTTTTCGGCAAAGCTGCCGAGAATATTTCAAATATTGTTTTTGGAGGGAAGGACACTGGTTCTGTCTTGCATCTCGTACGCAATATAATCACTGCAATAGAAAGATTGGTAGCAATATCAGCTCTCATTTATGGCGGCATGTCTTTGCGTGAAGCTTTTTTCGTTAAGAATCCGTATGAGGTTTACAAGACAGATATTCGTAGATTACTTCGTACTGAAGTTTACTATGGTCTTCCTGATGATGACAAAATACCGGCATGTGATTTTCTGCGAGATTTTAAACGTCTGAAAGAAGACAGAGATGTCTATCTGAAGACGCGTGTATGCAGAAATAGTCAATGGGAGGCAGTAGAAAATCTATATTATGATTTAGCTGCCAAGGCACGGGCTATTAAAACACGTTTAGAGTCTCATCGGTTAACACCTATAAGTATAATTAACTTTGGTAATCCTGGAGTTGGAAAAAGTACCATCCTCGAAGCAGTTACCTTTGTAATGTGTGATGTTTTTGGTTGGAAACATGATCCTAATATAGTATTCTCGAAGGTTTTATCCTCAGAATACTGGGAAGGGTATGATCCTACGTGCCAGAAAATAATCCATTTATCCGAATTGGGAAATGTTGCAGCTAATATTGTTAAATCGCAAGGTGATCCTACATTAAATGAATTCTGTTCATTGGTGAGCGGAGAGTACATGTCATTGAACATGGCTGAAGCGTCGAATAAGGGTAAGGTGGCAGCGTCGCCCTACTGTGTGTTTACGGATACCAATAATGAGTCCCTCAATGCTGAGCTGGCAACTAGTCATCCGGCTGCCGTGCGAAGGAGATCTATATATGTTGAACAAATTGTTAACATAGATTATCGCAAGGGCGGTTCTTGTGAACTAGATACAGATAAGATGACAGCTGAAACGGACTACGACGAAGTCTGGACTTTTAATGTCTATCGATATAGGAGCCAGGATTCGCGGAAGTCTGTTAAAACGGATATGCAGAGCCTAAATTGGACAGGACTCATCAAATTTTTTCGAGGAGTCTTTATAGTTTATGCTGAAAAACTTTCCAATGCTTTAGACGTGTCTACGGATATTGAGGCTAAGGTCAAGAAAGCATTATATGGTGATGAAGAAGAAGATTTACCGATAGATGAGGACTTTGGTTTGAATGTTGTTGAATCCGACGAGAAGCAATTAATGCCCGACGGAGATGCTCTGAGCATTCCTATAAGTTCTGGAAACGAGCAGTTATCGTCTGACGGAGATACTTCGAGTACCTATGTAGATTCTGATGAAGGCTATCCATTTGGTAAAAAATACCTGTGTAGTTGTAATTATACGAAAGCATCCTGTGTGTTTACTAATCTGAATCAGGAAGAATGGCGTCCTATGCGCATCCAAGATATAGTTGCTGAAAACAATGTTGTCCCACAGGACGGTATTTTAAGCAAAATTAGACAAGGATATGATTATGTTAAAAACAGCGTCGTACAAAAAGGTACTAGGGCGTATAATGTTGCTAAGCATACGGGCAGAGTTATAAACAAATGCTCGCTTTTTGGCAAGTATACGGTTTTGTCATTACGTGCACGTACTAAATATTGGCTCATTGAAGAATATGTTAAGGAAACAAGTGATATTAGTCTGGATTATTTCCTCTTTTTGCTAGTATGCGTTTTGTCTATGTGCTTAGTTAATCCTCTCATTGGTTGCATCATGGGTCTTATTGTGTTCGCGTATACTGCCAAAGATTGGAAGAAATTTACGCCTAATTCATTTGCTAAACATGCTTTAATCTCCCATATTAAGAAGAGGCAGGTCAATGCTGAATTTCAAGCACAGAATGCTTGGGACGATTTGGTTGACTATGTCTCAGATGATATTTTTGTATCGGACAATTTGCACTTTGTGAAAAAAGATCTTACTGTACTGATGGGTACTATTACCTTTTTTGTGTCGGGTTATTTGTTACAAAAGCAGATGAGAAAGTTTCTTTCAGGTGGGCAATCCAATTCCTCAAAGATCATTCCAGATAAGATGGTTGAGAATACCGAAGCAAATCGCTTAGGTATAGAAGACATGTTCTTGGCTAGCAATAGTTACCGTAGGGTTGGGAATTCACAAATTGAGAATTGGACCAACATGCGTAGAAACGTTACTTCGCCCCCTTATACTGGCTCCGCTGATAAATTCCTTAACTTGGTTGGAGGAAATGTACGTCCTGCTTTAGTTACAAGAACTGAAAAAGGAAGCATGTATGCTAATTCCACGTTTGTTTTCATGTTGAAAGGTCGTCTTGGACTCATACATAAACACAATTTTCCAGCGGAAGGTGTTGTTACTATCTCGGTAAGCAATACTGCCGTTATGCGAGAATCGGCTTATACTTCCGAGACTGTTATCAATGTCAAGAGCTTACAAACCGTTCATGAAGATCTTTACTTAGTTCGTTTAGAAAATGTTGGTGAATTTAAAGATTTGACCAAGCATTTATATAAAGAAGAAATAGAAGTCGGACAAGGATTCATTTATAATACTGCAACCACATTTACGTTAGTACAGAAGGATATCAATGTCCGTCTTAATGGCGATAATGGTTACATTTCATATAGTCCTAGTTATGAGTATTCTTGGACGGATCATAAGCGTGGTTCTTGTGGACTACCTTTAATAGCCCAGGTTAAGAACAACGGTTTTTGTATAATTGGTTTGCATAGTGCAGGATCCGATTCTACGGACATGGCATATGCGATACCATTTTCTGGAATTAACTTGGATGGAATGCATGACGAAAAACACATACAAGGAGTGGAATTCAGATTAGATGCTTTAAATTTAGTCGACCCTACACCCAAAAGTATTGTCAAATTCATGCCTATAACCACTATGGAATATTATGGCAAGATAAACGATATTACCGTGTTGCCGAATCAAAAAAGTCGTTTGAAGAGGACTTTTTTCAATACCAAGAGTAGTTTACGCAATTTCTTGTATGAGAATGGTATTTATGATTTGCAAGAATTTGACAAACCTGTCATGAGACATTTTACCAAGAATGGTTTTTATCTATGCCCCTATCAACAAAATTTACAACAGTTTTGTGGTGTTAGGAAATGCCCTGATTCGGCGATTTTGGATTTGAGCGTTGATTTGTTCTTTCAAAGAATTGACGACGGATTGGGTGAATTGAAACTTTCTCCCTGGGATACTAACACTGCCATAAATGGCAGTGAACTAGACATGTACTGTAGGAATTTGAATATGTCCACTGGCACGGGTTTCGGCTTGAAAGGTAAAAAATATGAACATTTTGACAAAGTCAGTATTGACGGTTACGATAAGTATATAATGAAGCCTTCACTGAAAGAGTTAGTTACTAAGAGAATACTAGAGATCATAGAAGGAACTACCTTACCGTTCATATATGAGGGTTGCCTTAAAGATGAACCCGTTAGTCTTGCCAAAAGAGATATTGCCAAAACCAGACTATTTTGTTCTGGAAACTTGGTTGATCTAATTGTCATGCGGCAATTTTTGGGACCCTTACTTACGCTTTTGGTTGAACAAGGTGATTTATTTTTTACTTCAGTTGGCATTGATGCACATAGGGATGGATCGAAATTCATGCAATTTTTTGAGTTTGATGAGGATTCTTGGCCCTATAAGTTTGGCGAAGGTGACTACAAATACTACGATAAGAAGCAAAGTACTTCTCTTGCTAGAGCTATGAATAAACTTTTGTATATGATAGCCTCCAAATGTGGATATAATGAAGCTTCTCTTTTAGTTATGACGCGTATTTTAGAAATGAACACTGTTCCTTTTTTTATTGTGCTCGGAGACTTATATTCGGTTCCAGGCGCTCAGCCTAGCGGCATGTATGGCACTGCAGAGACCAATTCTCTTAAAGGTGCTATCATGGTCATTTATGCGTATTTGAAGTTAGTCCAGAATAAAGAAGATATTTGGAAGAAGATACGTTTCAAAACTTATGGTGATGATGTTCTAATGGCTATTCATGACTCTGTTCAAGAATTGTTTGATATGGTCAAATTTTCTGTGGTCGTCAAAGAAGATTTCGGGTTGGATTTTACCTCCTCAGATAAGGAGACAGAGCTTAAGCCGTTTACTCCTTTCGAAGAGATATCTTTTCTCAAGAGAAGAATAATCTTCGATCAAGAGTTGGAACGCTATATAATGCCATTGGACATTTCGTCCATAGTTAGGAGTTTAGAATGGACCAATCCATCTGAGAGCATAACGCAAGAGATTCAAATGATCAGTTGTTGTCAAAGTGCTTTGAGAGAAATTTATTTTCATAGAAACATTGATTATGACCAATTTAGGGCTTTTATTATAGAAGAATTGAATGTAGCCTACAATTTTGGAGATAATTTTTTAAATTCCAAGATGCCAACGAGAGAGGCACTTAAAATCTCTCTACAGCCACAACAACAGGACGTCAGTGGAGGAAGCACGTCGCTGAAGATGAATTACGGGGAAGACCTCTCGGATTCGATTTCTAAAAACTGCATTTTGGCAGAAGGCAAAACATGGTGCAATTCTTTGGATCGAGGTGCACTAATACAATGGTCCGCTAAGTCACGAATTACCCAAGAGTCTTTTATAGAGAATCTTAAGACTCAATATTTGGAAGAAAGTATGATTCTCACCCGTATGGAATCGGAGTTTAAAATGCTTGAAAATCCTGATCCTAGTCGCAATTATTTTGAGATTACACGCAGCGAAGATTATGTTGAAAACACACATTTTCGGAACACGGTTGACAATTACTGGCGCACATTTTTTACGGTAGAATGTTTACGAAAAGAAGTGAACGCTCTATCTCGTATTTTGCATGGCAAAGGTATTCACGTTGAAGGAGATAGTATCATTGTTGGTAATTCACCTGACGAAGTCAAATCGTACGAGAACGTCCAGGATATGGGCGGTGAGGTCTCCGAGGAGTTGAGCATGAAACGGTTTCCATATGATAGCAAGATACAGGATCATGGAGAACTTGGTGAGTTCCTTGGGAGACCAGTGATGATTTTCTTCTCGGGTTCAGGTGGATGGAATGCTTCTAGGTTCCACAATATAACATTGAATCCTTGGAATGCTTATCTTTCCAGTCCAACAGTAAGAGCGAAATTGCGAAATTATGCCTTTTTGAGAGCTACTATATGTCTTAGAGTTGCGTTTACGGGCACACCTTTCCACCAAGGGAAGGTTATGCTAGTTCCCGTACCTATGCCTAGTGACAATCTCAATTATGAAGCATGGAGTACGATAGATCTCACTGATACGGCTTTAACGCATTACTTGAGTACATTTCCGATGAAGAAGGTCCTCTCCGTACATGATAACAAACCGGTGGAGATTAAGGTCCCATATTTTGGTTATTTGCCAATAGGTAAGTTGTATAACGAGAGTAATTCAACTTTGACTGCAGCAAGTGCATATGATGATTTTTCCAAATTATTGGATTTTGTTATGGTCAACCTGAATTCTTTAGATGTAGTTTCTCCCACGGCAGGACCAGTTACTGTCAGTGTTTATGCTTGGTTGGAGGATGTAGAATTGGGTACTTCCACAGGCACTCGAATAGACATTGCGGTAGAATCTGATGAACGAAAAATTGGACCGATAGAGAAAGTTACTACTAAGATGGCACATTCTCTATATGCCTTACAGGATATACCTTATTTAGGTAGATATGCTCTGGCTGGTGCTAGTTTGAGTAGTAGTTTGTCGGAAATAAGTTCCGTCTTAGGGTATAGTTACCCAACGAAAGAGAACGATCCCACTTATGTCAAGCCTTATACTCTGCAAAATGGTGCGCACACAATAGGTGCGGCAACCGGTAAGAAGATTACATTGGATCCTAGGCAGGAAGTTACAGTAGATAGTTCTTTTTGCAATGTGGAAGAGGACGAGATGAATATATCCTATATATGCAAGATACCTAGTTTCATTCTCGAAATCGAATGGGATACTGGAGCTACGCCTATGACGCCCATCTATGAAATTCCCGTTACTCCCGCTCATCCAGCGCATCAGTTTACGAGTGCTACAACACGATATACTCAGCCCTCTAACACGAGTTTTTGTTCTGGTCCCTTCAGTTATTGGACAGGGGACATGGAATACACTCTTCAGTTTGTGAAAACAAAATTTCATAGGGGTAAAATTGCGATAGTTTGGGAACCCAATGCGTGGCAAAGTGCTCTGTCCTCAGGTAGCCAGTATTTGAATTGGCAAAACACCATGATTGTAGATTTACAGGAAACCGAGGTGGTTAATTACAAAGTACATTGGAAGAGGAGTAGTGATTGGTTGCCCCTTTCAGATTTAGCAGATTGGGGAGAACCTGAGTATTGTAACGGTAAGATTAAGATTTTTCCAATTACATCTCTGACGTCGCCGGATCTCACTGTGCCCGTCTATATTAATGTGTGGACACATAGTCGAAACATGCGTTTCAACATGTTGAATGATACACAAACAATGAAGACGAATAGAATTTCGGTTGAAAGTTATGAGTATTTGGTTGGAGATCCACCTCAAGAGTTTGATTTGAACGAGAAAACCAACGATGGACAGAATGCCAGTGTCTTGTATTTTGGCGAAGAACCCATAAGTTTTCGTGGTTTGATTAAGAAATTTGATCATTACGACGATCTTGCACCGGTCAATTCGGCGAATACATCACAGTCGTGGCTAATGCCAATAACTCCTATACCAAATTCACGCAATTTGCTTAACTATTTGCGTTATGCATACGTCGGTAGGAGAGGGGGATATCGCTATAGATTTATCGCCATAGGAGGTGCGACTTCACCAGGACCCTGTAATGTTTTTCTCTCCAGTCCCTCAACATTGTATGCGGATACCATTGTGAATAGCGCTATTGGATATGTTTACACTTCACTTAATTTGAATGTTAGATTCACTAGCGATTTAGAAAACTCGTTTGAAGTGGAAATACCTTATTACAATCCGAATCTAATGGTGCCAAATTACAATGAAGCTTCAGTTGTTAGGAGCTGGATACCGTTGTATTTGCGGACATTTCGCGTGAACGTGTTCAAGACCACTGCGCTTGGAGGAGTACCTTACCAAGTAGATATAGCAGCCGCGGACGATTTTAGTTACGTCCGATATATAGGCCCGCCAGGCCTTCAAGAGACAATTTAGTTGTCATGTTTTAGATG